AATACGGTTTCCCATCGGCTGAGAAATTGTCTGCCTTGGGATAAAAGAACACCGCAAAAGGTGGATCAGGTGATTCCCCTTCCACGAAATGATGGTAGGCATAGGGCAGCCCCGTTTCCTCCATCATTGCCATAACCTCTTCGTGTGTCACTTGGAAAGCCCCCTTTCTATCTCCTGCTTCAGTTCCTGAACGCCCTTTTCTTCTGCCGGGGCAATGTGCGGTCTTGCAGCCACCCTTCCACCGCCACGCTTGGCATGGCCTTTTTCCAGTAGGTGTGCTATCTGGTATCGTGTCTTGGAATGCACCACCATGACGAGGGCATTGGATGTCTCCTTCTGCTTGGTGGCAGCAAAACTCTTACTGTACTTTCCCGTTTTCTTTGGCGCATTCTGCTCAATCTCCTTTTTGACGGTCTTGCTTGCCTTCCTTACGGCACTCTTTACCGTCTCGGTGGAAGTATTCGCATATTCATAAAGTCCCTTCATGATGGTATCCGCCATCTTGTCAACGCTTGTATTTGCCATTATCTCGCCACCTTCTTTGCCCTTAATTTCACGGTTTTATCTGCATACTGCACGTTGTCGACAAAAGAAATGTCATAAATGTTCCCACGGAAAATAATGCGGTAATGGTCAGAAGTAAGCACCGCCACCTTTTTACAGTAGCGGATGATGAAGTTTACCTCATCCTGTGCATTGACCTCGGATGCCGCCCAGTACTCTGTCCCGGAAAGATTGTTCACATACGCAGAACATTTGTAATAATCCTCCCAGATTAGGGTATGGTTCCCGTATTTGTCATTTTCCGTGGTGCTTTTCTGAATCGTGATACGCCCACGCATCTGTTCTATCATCAGAATGCCTCCTCCCGGATTCCTGACAGCATGGCACGGAGTGTCAGCATCAGTTCGTGGTGGTCGGCTTCCTCCCTGTGTTCGTACAGGTAGGCAACGGCATACATGACCGCCACCCTAACATTTTCGTTATCCGTGTACTTATCCAAGCTGTCCGCCCTTAAAATATCCCGGCAGATATCCTCTGCAGAGGAAATGAGTGTCCGAATGACTTTATTGTCATCGGCAAAATCCACACGGAGATATTTCTTCATTTCAGAAAGCGTAACTATCATGCCACCGTCCCTCCTTCCCTAAAAATCGGCAGTACCACACGAAGCGGTACTGCCATAATCTTAGGCAGATGCCTTGCCCTTGATATCCAGAGTCTTTACTGCCTCGGACAGAATCAGCTTGCCGTCCACACGCTCGGAAGCAAGGAATCCGACCTGACCTGTGGTTGCAAACAGCTCATTCAGTCTCTTAAAACTTCTGCCCTGACGGTCAGCGATCCAGTAATGGCTGTAGTCACCGAATGCCATGACACGGTTTCCTGCTGCAAGTTCCGGCACATAGATGGATGTTCTGTACGGACGGTTTAAGATTCTGTCCGGCTCACCCTCTCTTACGGAAGGCTGCCAGATATAATTCCCGTTTCCGTCCTTCAGCTTGCGGATTGCCTTTACGGTGGAATCATTCAGCAGCCAGACTGCCTTGTTGCGGTATGGTGCTCTTAAGCTGTAGTACAGGTCCATGACATCATCAAATGTAATGGAAGTGCTGGCAGCGGTCACACCCGTTTCCGCACCATCCGTGGCATTGAAAATACCAATTGGCTTGCCCTTGCCGTCACCGATGAAGAATGCCTCCTCTTCCTTCGTGCCGATTCTCCTTCCGAACTCCTTGGAGATGTATGCCTCGATGTTGAACACGGAGTCATTTAAAAGCTCATCGGATACCTTGATCATGGTTGCAAGTTTGTATGCCCCGATGGATGTCTGACCGAAGCTGTCATCACTCTCCGGGAACTGACCGCCCTCGTCAATCCATGCCGCCTCTCCCTTGCTTGTCACAATCGGAATCTTGCGGTCACCACTGGAAGTTCGGATTACGGTTGCAAGGCTTCGGAAGAACACCTCGTCCTCCAGTGCCTCCACCAGCTTTCTCTCATACTCGTCCGGCACAAGATATCCGCCCTCGGAGTCCGTTCCGATGGAAAGTGCATTCTGCACATCATAGGTCAGCTTGTTTCTCATTCCATTCCAGAATGCGTTTCTGTACTCGTCACTCGCCCTTCCCGTCTTTGTGTCCCCGTTCGGGTTTGCCACGGGCTTATTGGTGATCGGTGTGCTTGTTGCCTTGGCAAGTTCCGCATCGATGACCGCCTGTCTTTCCAGCCTGTCAATTTCCTTTCCGAGATTCACGACATCCACTTCCATGCGGTCATAGGTGGCGGCATCCTCCGCTGACACGAAGCCGTCATCCGTTCTCTTGGCATCGAGGAAAGCCTTTGCTGCCTCCCATGCCTTTGCCCTCTTTTCCTTTAATTCCAAAATCTTACTCATGGTTCATATCCTCCTTAATGTTTAATGAGACTTAGTCTCTTTTCTAACTGGTTGATGGGTATCCCGTTTCCCGGCTTCCCTTTGGAAACCTTGGAAAGGAAGGAATTGTTCATTGCCCTCTGTGAAAACATGAGGGAATCCTGCTCAAACGGCGGTTTCTTTTTTTTGCCGTCCTTTTCCTTCTCTTCATCGCCTTCCCCGCCCTCTTCCGGCTCCTTGGGCGGCTTTTTCTCCTCCTCTTCCTCCTCCGGCTTATCCGAATCGGTAAAGAGGATTTCATCGGCAAAGCCCAGCTCCACCGCTTTCTTGGCATTAAACCAAGTCTCGTCATCCATCATCTTGGATAACTTACTTCGCTTCATGCCCGTCTTGTCCTCATAGGCATTCAGGATGCTTTCCTTTACCTCGTTTAACATCCCGATTGCCTTCTCCATATCCCCGACATCGCCCATTGCTATGGTAGCCGGGTTGTGGATCATCATCATTGCCACCGGGGACATTAAAACGGTATCTCCTGCCACCGCAATGACGGAGGCCGCCGATGCTGCAAGTCCGTCAATCTTGACGGTAACGCTGCCCTTGTAATCACGGAGCATATTGTAGATTTGTGCAGCCGCAAACACATCTCCGCCGGGCGAGTTGATCCACACGGTAATGTTTCCGCTTCCGGCATTCAGTTCATCCTTAAACAGCTTCGGGGTAACTTCGTCCCCATACCATGTTTCATCCGAAATCTCGCCACTTAAAAAGAGCGTCCTCTCCGCATCTGCGTTAGGATCGCCCTCATTCTTTACCCAGTTCCAAAACTTCCGTTTCATCGCTTACCTCTCTTTCCTGCCTTCCGTGTATTTTCCGGCTCCGTCTGTTCCGGCTCTTCCTCCTGCTTGGTCTCTCCTGCAAAGATTCCCGCATCGGAAAGTTTGCATAAGCCACCATTGATCAGATACAGGTTGCCGCCCTCCTCATCCGGGATTGGATTCATGTCCTCCATCTCACGGATGTCGTTTGCGGAAAACCAACCGTTCTGTCTGCCGACCGAATAACCGTTCATCCGGGATTCATAATCCCCACGGAGCAGTCCGTCCACATTCAGCTTTATAAAATAGTTTCCTTTTTCTCCGGGAAGGAGCAGGGCTTTCTGCAGGGACTGTTCCCACCGTATTACCCAAGGGTCAAGGGTGTATTTCACGAATTCCAGCGACTGCTGCTCGATGTTGGAGAAAGTAGACCTGTCCAAATCCCCGACCATGTGTGGCGGTATGCGGTACAGCCTTGCTATCTCGTTTAACTGGAATTTCCTTGTTTCCAAGAACTGTGCCTCCTCCGGCGGTATTCCAATCTGCTGGTATTTCATGCCTTCCTCAAGCACCGCAATCTTGTGTGCATTGTTCGTGCCACGGTACACGGAATTCCATGACTCCCTTACCTTTGACGGGTCTTTCAGTATCCCCGGATGTTCCAGAACTCCGCCCGGATTTGCGCCGTTTGCAAAGAAACTGGCGCCGTATTCCTCACAGGCAAGTGTCATGCCCACCGCATTTTTTGCCATTGCTATGGGCGAATATCCCACAAGACCGTCAAATCCAAGTCCCGGAATATGAAGCACATCCTCGCTCCTAAGCTTGATGTCACCCGTGACCTTAAAGTTCGGGTTTTCATCGCTCTGTCTCGAATAGGTGTACACCAGCCGCCCATGCTCATCCCTGTCCACATCCATCTGGTTTGGAAGAAGCGGATACAGTCCAAGCACCCTTCCTGCACCGTCACGGATAATCTGTGCGTAGGCATTCCCCCATATCAGAAGGTGGCTCATCAGCGTTTCCCGGAACACGAATGATGTCATCTCCGGGTTAGGCTCATCGTGGAGGATGGTATATAACGGATGGTCATACACCAGCTCCTTGCCTCCGCCCTCCTTGTATTTGTAAATATGAAGTGGAAGCGAGGCAATCGCCTCTGCCAGTATCCTCACGCATGAATAAACTGCCGTGGTCTGCATTGCCGTCCTTTCATTGACGGGCTTTCCGCTTGTGCTTCTTCCGAACATGAAGGAATATCCGTTTCCTACCGTATCCTTGGGTTTATCCCTCGCCTGTCCGAATCCGAATAAACTTTTTATTCCCATTGTGATATCCCTCACTTTCCTTTTCCATTTGTCTGTGACAAAATCGGCTCATATACATATCCCGAACCGAAATTCATAAAATAAAAATTCCGCAAACAAATGCATTGATTTTTTCGTTTAAATTGCATATAATAAAAGCACAGACAGATTGTCTGTGCAGCGGTTAGAGCGTCCAATTAAAATGCTCGTTTAAAAGCGGTTAGATTGTCCAATGAAAACAATCGGTTAATAGCAGTGGGTGGATTGCTCCACCCACTTTTTACATTCAGGAGGCTCTATGGATTGGTATGTTGTTGACAAAAAATACATAAACTACCTGACACAGTTTGATTCCCGTGTAGGGTATGTGGAATATGGGGAGCGTTTGAAACTCCATGTAGGAATTCTTCTCACGGTCGGAGATTTCCATTACTATGTTCCCATCTCTTCTGCCAAGCCCAAGCACCAGAAAATGTCCAACAGTCTGGATTTTCACAAACTTCAGGATGAAACTTCCGGGTATCTCTATGCCGTATTGAATATCAATAACATGATTCCTGTTCCCGACAACTGCCTTACACAGTTAAAATACAATCAGGTGGCAAATTTCCGTTCTTTCAGCGATGAGAAGGAGAAAACAAACTACATTTACCTTCTCCAAAAAGAAAAAGCCCTGATTGACAATGTTCAGGACACAATTCAAGCCAAAGCCCTGAAATTATATCAGAAGTGTATTGCCAAACCGGATTCTTCCTTAGCCGCAAGATGCTGTGACTTTAAAATGCTGGAGGAAAAATGCAGTTCTTACTCTGGTACATAAACAGGTTATATACTGTCATCAAAAGTTTTTCTGTTCACCCGGAGAAACTTTTTTTATTAAAATACCAAAATCCCCCGGTCATCATATACGCTTCCATCTGTTCCGAGGTTGCGGATGGCACGGTCAAGTGCCATGACGGTTGCCACGGCTGCATCGATTTTCTCCGTACTCTTTTCCTTATCCATCTTGATATTCCCCGCCGGGTCCTGTCTGACATATACGTTATCCATCATCCAGCGGAGTACCTTATGCCCTCCGTGTGCGATTCGTTCTTCCAGTGTCAGCTTCATCAGTTCCTTTGTCGGAGGACTCATGTCCTTGTAACCCTGTCCGAAAGGAACAACGGTAAATCCCATGCCCTCCAAGTCCTGCACCATCTGGGTCGCACCCCATCGGTCAAAAGCTATCTCCTTAATGTGGTACTTCGTGCCAAGTTCCCCGATGAAGTTTTCTATGAATCCGTAATGAATGACATTTCCTTCCGTTGTCTGAAGGCATCCTTCCCTTTCCCACACATCGTATGGGACGTGGTCCCGTCTGACACGGAGTTTCATGTTGTCTTCCGGAATCCAGCAGTACGGCAGAATCATATATTTTTCATCATCCGTCCTCGGTGGGAACACCAGAACAAATGCCGTAATATCCGATGTGCTTGAAAGGTCAAGACCGCCATAGCAGTCCCTTCCGACAAGTGCCTCCTCGTCCACGGGGAATGCACAGGCATCCCACTTGTCCATCTGCATCCACCTTGTGGACTGCTTTACCCACTGGTTTAGACGGAGCTGTCGGAAGATATTTTCCTCGGCGGCATTCTCCCTTGCACTGATATAGGCATTCTGTACTTTCTCGATGTCTATCGTGTAACCGAGGGACGGATTGGATTTGTACCAAGTTTTTTCACTCGTCCAGTCATCCTCATCGGATGCCCCGTATATCACGGGATAAAAGGTCGGGTCAATCTTCCTGCCCTCAATGATGTCCACCGCCTTCTGATGCTGTTCAAAGCAGATGGAATTTCTGTCCGTCCCGGCTGTCGTTATAAGGAAATACAGAGGCTGTGTTCTGGCATCGCCGGAACCCTTGGTCATGACATCAAACAGTTCCCTGTTCGGCTGGGCATGAAGCTCATCAAAAATGACCGCATGGACATTCAATCCGTGCTTGGTGTATGCCTCTGCCGAAAGCACCTGATAAAAGCTGTTGGTCGGCTTATACACCAGACGCTTTACCGACATGACGGGCTTTATTCTTTTCTTGAGTGCCGGACACTGGTCCACCATGTCAACCGCAACATCAAAGACGATGGATGCCTGTTGTCGGTCGGATGCACAGCCGTACACCTCCGCACCCCACTCCCCGTCACCGCAGGTCATGTATAATGCAACCGCAGCCGCCAGTTCCGATTTCCCGTTCTTCTTGGGTATCTCCACATAGGCGGTATTGTACTGCCTGTACCCGTTTTCCTTTACCGTGCCGAAAATGTCACGGATGATGGAATCCTGCCAAGGGAGCAGTTCGAAGGGAACTCCCCTCCACTTTCCCTTGGTGTGTTTCAGGCAGTTGATGAAGTTTACAGCGTGATCCGCTTTTTCCATGTCAAACATTACCTGCCACCGCCTTTCACGAGCAGAAGCTCCATCTCATCGCTTTCCCTGTCTTCCCCGTTGTCCGTAACAATACGGCTTCTTGCGGAAGGGGTAAGCCCGAACTGCTCACAAAACTTATTCATAATTTTGAGGTAGGTCTGTGCGATGGAAACCTGTGGCACCTGTTGCCAGTAACCGCTTGGTGTTTTTACGATTGTCCCGTGCTGTGTGATGAACTCCTCGGCTTCCTTCCACCTTGCGTATGCCTGACAGTACCCGGCAAAGGCAGCCATATCGATTTCCGTAAGGATTCCAAGCTGCTCCAACTGTCTGCTCATTCTTTTCCATTCCTTCTTTGCCTCATCCTCAAGCCATGCCGGACAGCGCGGGGCTTTCTTTGCAGGCTTCGGCTCTGCTGTATTAAGGCTTCTCTTGCCCGGATTGCCCTCCAGCACCTTAACCGCCGTAGGCTTTGGTTTTCTTCCTCTCTGTGCCACTGTCCTCACCTCCGATCTATGGCATCAAAAAAGGACTCCCGAAGGAATCCTCTTTGTTTTTCTTTTCTTCTTGCAATATTTTAATTATATTCTTTCATCAGAATGCCGTATGCAGCCATCGCTGCTTCATTTTTTTCATCAGGCTTAACATCCCATCCTCTGTCGTAATTTACTACAATTTTGCCCTCAATTTTTATCTGCAGCTTGG